GCTCAAGGATCAGGCTGAGTTGGACGCGCGCAACGAGATCATGGAAGAGGCGCTGGAGACGGCAGCGGCCATGCAGAGCAAAATTGAAGATCAGTTCGCCAAGGGCGGCATGATCGACGGGTTCAACGCGTTCATCAGCGATCTGGTGACGTACCCCAACGCCTTCATGAAAGGCCCTGTCGTACGCAAGAAGCGTACCATGAAGTGGGTACAGGGACCTGACGGCAAGTACGTGCCGGATGTGCAGGAAGAGTTGACCCCCACGTACACCCGGGTGGACCCGTACCGCATGTACCCGGAGCCGGGCATCACGAACATCAACGAAGGGTTCATGTTTGAGCATCACCGCCTCTCGCGCCCCGAGTTGGCCGCGCTCAAGGGCGTGCCAGGATATGACAATGATGCCATATCCAAAGTGTTGGATGAGATGCCGTACAGCTCCACGGGCACATGGCTCAACCCCAACGAGCAGACCAAGGCTACGCTGGAGCAGAAGTACAACATCTGGGATCGCCCGACTGCCACAGTTGACGCCCTGGAGTTCACCGGAAAGATTCCAGGCAGCAAACTCATCGAGTGGGGGATGACGTCCGAAGAAGTGCCCGACCCCGACAAGGAATATGACTGCAACGCGTGGCTGATCGACCGCTGGGTCATCAAAGCCACCATGAACTACGACCCGCTGGGCCGCAGCCCCTATTACAGCAGCTCCTTCGTCAAGCGCCCCGGCGCCTTCTGGGGTACCGGTATCCCGGAGTTGATCGACGACATCCAGAACATGTGCAACGCCGCTGCGCGCGCCCTGGTCAACAACATGGGTCTGGCGTCCGGCCCCATGGTGGAAGTCAACATCGACCGACTACCTGCGGAAGAAGAGCTCACCACGCTCACGCCGTGGCGCATATTCCAGGTCACCAACGACCCGATGGGTTCGGGGCAGCCTGCCATCCGGTTCAACCAGCCCGAGAGCAACGCGCAGGAGTTGATGGAGGTGTACACGCACTTCACCAAGTTGGCTGATGACCAGTCCGGCATCCCCGCGTACGTCTACGGTGACATGAATGTGCAGGGCGCCGGCCGCACCGCGTCCGGTTTGTCCATGCTGATGGGCTCTGCAGGCAAGGGCATCCGCCAAGTGATCATGCACCTGGACTTTGACGTCATTGGGCCGGCTGTGCATGCCCAGTACGACTGGAACATGCGCTACGTGGATGACGACAGCATCAAGGGTGACTGCGATACAGAACCCAAAGGTGCTATCCAGCTGGCCACCAAAGAGCAGGAAAACGTTCGCCGGGTCGAGTTTCTGCAGGCTACGGCCAATCCGATGGACAGTCAGATCGTGGGTATCCCTGGGCGCGCGGCTATCCTGCGAGAAATTGCCAAAGGTCTCAACTTGCCAGTGGACGACATCATCCCCAGCAAGGAGAAACTGGCCCAGATGCAGGCTGCCCAGGAAGCGCAGCAACAAGCCCAGCAGCAGCAACAAGCCCAGCAGGCTGCGGCCCAGCAGCAACAAGCCGCCCAGGCCAACGGCCCGCGCCATGTGGTTGTGTCCAAAGGCCCACAGCCTGTTCCGACCCACCCCGGCGGCGCGCCCAAGGGCGGCCACGACGCGAATTCCGTGTCTAGCGCCATTTCAGGACACTGAGCATGATCACAACCGCCCTCTGCCTACAAGCCAAACTGGACATGATGAACGGCGTGCATCAGCCCGGCGACACCTATAGGCTGGCGCTGTTCACCGAACGCGCGGTGCTGGATGAGGACACAACCCGGTACGTCTCGCGCAACGAAACATCAGGCGCCGGGTACACCAAAGGTGGTTTTCACCTCACCGGTCGCCGCACGCAGCTGATTGAGGGTGTGGCCTGTTTGACGTTCAACGACATCAAGCAGGAGAGGTGCACGTTTGAAGCCTCCGGCGCCTTGGTGTACAACGAGTCGCGCAACAACGCCGCTCTGGCGGTGCTGGCCTTTGATGCGCTGAAACGGCCATCCAACGGTCTGTTCGAGTTAGAATTCCCCCTGCTGTCCCCCAACAGCGCCGTCGTCGTAATTGCATAGGAGCCAGCATGGCCATTCAGTATTCTGTCCCCCACCGCACCAACGCCATCGGTCAGCTGACCACAGACGTGGGGGCAAGCGGCTTGTGCAAAATCTGGACTGGTTCTCCGCCGGCCAGCTGCGCCACAGCCGATACGGGTACGCTTCTTGCTACATTTACAGGCAACGCCACCTTCGGATCGGCCACGTCGGGTGTTTACACACTCAACGCCATCTCCGGGGTGACAGCGGTTGCTACCGGGACAGCTGGATATTTCCGCTGGTACCCCAGCGCAGCCACATCAACCAATGCGGTTGTGCAAGGCACTATTTATCAGTCGTCCACCCTGTCCACCAGCACCACGACGGCGGCCAACAGTAATGTGCTGACCTTCGCTGCGGTCTCTGGTCTGTCTGTGGGGCAGACAGTGAGCGGGACAGGCATCCCGACTGGTGCGTTGATTATTGCCACGACGGGCACCACAGTCACCATGAACATGGCCTCAACTGCAGGTGTGGGTTCCGGCGTGACGATTACGTTCGGCGGCGACATGAACCTGACCAACACATCGATCAACAACGGTCAGACCGTCAACTTCACCAGCCAGACCATCACCGCTTCTGGAGCATAAACATGCCCATCACCACGCCGGTTCCGTTGCAGTGGGTCATCAACACGCTGCATGTCGATATGGTCAACGTCCAGGCCACAGTCACGTTCACCGGCACGGTGGGCACGCAGGTTGTGGGCACGACCAGTTTTGACATTCCGCAGGCGGATTTCATTCCGCTGATTACTGCCAATCCCACGGCAGGCATGACGCGGCAGAACGATTTGACGACCGCCATTTACGCCTACGCAGTGGCTAAGGGATACGTGACAGGGACGGTTTCGTGACCGATTTCACAACGAATACTGGCTCTGGCGGGACGACGTTCACGTCCGATACGGAGGCAAGTTGGACGCCCAATGCGGGCCATGACGTTCCAGTGTCAAAAATGGCATGGGGCGCCCTAGGTTCGGGCGTTCGTGTGGACTACCCCACACCGGCACCGGTGCAACAGGCGGCGATGTATTTCCCTGTCTCCACGGGCAATAGCTCCGTTGCCCAACTGGCGGCGGCAGCTACTTTCACCGGGACAATTGAATCGGCACAGGGGCAGCCCGCAATCCTGGTGTCGCTGACGATAGATCAGGGCGCGCTGCTCTCGATTACGCAGTACATTGATTCTGGCGGCACGCGCACGGCGCAGACGTGGAACTTCCCGGTAGTCGCATCTGTCGACCCACAGAATTTCTGCCTGCAAGTTGTGGGCAACGATGTTCTGGTGGCACTCAAGAATCTGGGGGCATCGACTACCACCACGCTGAACCTGAACACCTACTACGGCCCCATGCTGCCGACGGCTGCAAATGGAGCGCTGGCGGTAGCGGGTCAGATGTCAAGCCTGACCGCAGTGTCGCTGGCCACATCTTCGGCCACGCAGATCATCGACTGCGCGGGGCAGTCCACGGCGACTTTGGCGGTGACCAGCGTGGGCACAGGCGGCACGTTCAACATCACGTGCTCCCCCGATGGTGTGAACTGGAACTCGATCAACACGGTGATCAACGACGCGGGCGGTTACTCCACCAGCATCACGGCTACCGGCATGTACCAGTTCACAGTGACTGGCATGTCGTTCATCAAGCTGACGGCTACCGCGCTGACCTCTGGAACGATCACCGGCAACTTCCGTTGCGGCCCTGGCGACTACATGGTTGCCCTTGACCCCACAGGCTTGCAGACAGCGGCGAACAGCCAGTCGGTGTGTATCGCATCCGATCAATTGGCAGCAGCCAGTACACAACCCGCGTTCACACAAGCCGCGCACGTTGTTGCAGATCGTGCAACAGGTGCCATCAACGCTACAGCACCCAGCAGTTTGATGTACGTGGGCGGCTCCTACAACAGCACACTCCCTACGCTGACCAGCGGGCAGATGGGCGCGTTGCAGTTGACGACCAAAGGTGAGCAGCTTGTCACGATCTCGAATGCAGGCACGGCAGTCCCTGTAGTAGCCGCCAGCACTGCAAATGCCGCGACCAATGCCGCGATGTCAGTGGCGCTGTCTCCGAACAGCCCCATGCCGGTCACAACCAGCACGTCGCAAGCGTGCACACCCGGACTGGCAAGCGCGTTCACGGTGCTGAACATCAAGGCGTCTGCGGGAAACGTGATGGGTCTGTCCATCTACAACCCCAACGCGACAGTGATATTTCTGCAGTTTTACAACACTGCGGGCACGCCGACGCTGGGCACTTCGGTGACGTGGTTTGTGCCTGTACCGGCTACGGGCACGGTGAATATCCCTCCAGGCGTGTTTGCACTGGCGAACCACACCACAGGCATTGGCATTGGCGCATCGACCACAGCAACCAGCACCGGCACGCCGGCGACAGCGCCCAGCGCGACGATTTTCTATAAGTAAGGGGTAGCGTATGCCGACCATCGTTGGCTCCCCCGTTGTCATCGGCACCGGCTCTGCGACAGGAGCCCAGTCGGGAAGCATATCGGTAACCAGCGGCAACTCCCTGGTTCTGCAAGTTGCGGTCTATAACGGCGGCACGGGCGCGGCCGACCCGACAGTCTCAGGTGGCGGCACTTGGGTCAAGGTGTCGGGCAACACACCGACGAATTACGGCAACAACACCAGCATCTGGGTTTGCTACGCGCCGACGGCAGGTAGTCAGACCGTTACGGTAACGCCTCCCAATACAGGCGATATTGCATACGGCGTTGTTTCGCAGTGGACGCCGCTGAACAACCCCGCTGACAAAACAGCGTCAGACGCTGGAGCGTATATAGGCGCTGCGGGCGCCATGTCGCTGTCCACTGCGGCGACCACAACGGCTGTAGAAACGGTTTTCGCTGTCATGGGCGACCCGGTGTTCAGCGACGGCGGCGTGGTGCCTACTGGGTACACGGCTACGCTCTCAGGCGTGGCAAAGGGTGTGAT